TCTACGAACAATATAAAAGCCATCTCCATTCGTTTCAAACATCTCTAATATTGTAATATCTTTAAAAATCATAATTGCTCTGGGAATTGTTTAAAAAGAATATTTATTGTTATACCAACTCCTATTTTCTTTTGTCCGAAATCCATATTTCTATCTATATTCCCAACAACACCCCATTTATCAATCGTGTGATATTGGTTGCTAACACTTTTAAAATTCAGTGTATCTGGTCTAAATGACTTAAACTGATAGACGAATGCTTTTAAATCATATATCATTTTCTCAGTCATTCTTGAAACAGTTGTGTTATCGGTTATCTTTTTATAGAAATCTATGTTAGCAAGTAATTCATTATCAAGAATACCCCTCGAACTTCCAATTTCCTTGTCTTGTTCATAGCTCAAACTATAAGTAGCTAATTCTTTTCCATTCCAGTCCTCAAATTCCACTTCTATTTCCTTTACTGTGTCAGAATTGAGATTCATAGCAGTATAACCATTCGCAGTTGTAACATTAAGTAAACAACTTCCAATTTTAGCTAATATGTCTATTCCTATATTCTTGCTCATTAACGAAGTTATTGATAGTTTCTGTAAACATCTAATTCACTTAAATCAAGTTTCTTTAAAGCTATTGTAGTACTTTGACCGCCTTGATTCATTGTTTTGCTTGACTCCCTTAAAGTACCATCGCCTCTATAACTATTCTTGAAAATCACTGCTCCGACCTCTTCCATCTTTTCTCTTATTATATCTGGTAAGGTAGTCAATGTAATTGATACTCCTGAATTAGCACTATAAAAAGTATCGGTACATTCAAAATGAGTCCCATCTGTTATGCTTAGAACTTTCTTTCTTTCGTTCCCTACGATTACATAATCATTCACTGCTAATTCAGTTTCAAAGGCTGTACCAACCCCAGTAACCGTTGCATCACCTATTGTAGTGCTTACCGTTCCCGTTAATGTTTCAAATGTATATCCTGCATTAAAAGTTATTATATGGAACATTTCGCCTAAATATATCTTTTTAAAAACTTTAACAGAATTATCACCGATTATTTCCGTAGAATTAGTAATTGTATTATCGCCACTAAATAAATTAGACTCGTTATTATCACTATCTCTATAAACCCAACCAGTTATTTCCGTAACACCTCTGCACCTTAAATTAATTATATTATCGACAATCCTTTGAATATTCAAATAATTATACTTCTTTGTGTATTCAGTTTCTTGTAAGCTTTCCCAATTTAAATAACTTTCAAGATGTGATTGAGCCTTTGAGATAACACCCTTTAAATAGGAATCATTATCGGTATCACTATCAGGAATGTTTAAATATAATTTTAATTGTGCAAGTGTTATCATTAGTCCCCCAAAAACCAATAACGATAAGTAACAACGTCATCTGAATTTGATTTTATAAACCATTGCTGAAAACTAAAAACCCAATAATCACCAAAAGTCTCCGTTTCGTCAGGGTATAGGGTTGTTGTATTATTAGCAGGGAATGTCGCATCTGAACTTAAATAAACTGTGTCATCAACTGCTATAGTCATTAGATACCACCTATCAAACAATCCACCCATTTCACTTTGAAAGTTATCACAACTATCCGTATAATGCCTCGTTAAAGAATCTAATACGCTGTCAGTTGTGTCTGTTCCCCTTAATTGTTTAGTAATAAACCCCTGCGAATATGAAACAGAAGCCATTAATAAGAATCCGAGTATTAAAATTATTTTTATTTTCATATTTATATTTTTAAAATTAAAGGGGTGTCAATTATTCGATATACTTTGCCTATTCATTCCGACACCCCTTAATCAGTGTCTATGCACTAATAACCAACAAGGTAATTTGTACCCCTGACTGCGAAAACCACTGTCTTAGTACCAGAGTCAGGAGTTACCACTAATTCATATATAATTTTAGTCGGGTCTGTCATAGTTGTCGTTTCAGTCCCTGTAATTGTTCCCGAACCATCGTTAATTATTGAATGGGTTTCAGTCCCTTCAATATCATTCATTATTGTTCCTGTGATTGTTCTTACACTATCATTTGCATTTGCTCCTGTACTTTGTACAGTAATTTGGTCTGTTAAGGCTGCTGTTAACGTATCATAAGACGCATTAGTCGTAGTCCCTGCTATGGTGTCATTCGCAGAAGTCGTTAAAGCTAAAGTATTGGTCATAGTACTGGTAACCTGTGCATAAAAACCAAGTTGTACCCAGCCTAAATGTCGATTAGCCCATAACTTTATAGTTGAATCTGCTTCGTCATAGGTCATTCTGATACCCTCAATGTTAGGGGATGCCACAACTAATTCTTTTATCGGGGCTGCTGCCTGGATATATTCAACAATTAAATATTTGAACATATTACCATTTGCATCAGCGTTAATAAATTCGTTAGAAGTATCGGCACTATCCCCCGCAGTCCTAATCGTATCGGTATTTGAGGAATTAGTAGACTCAGTTAAATAACCGCTTTTACTGTCATCAAACCCACCTGCCGTAAGGATACCGAACACCACAAGAGCAACAACGAAACTCCCTATTGCCGTGAATATAGTTTTCTTTTTCATCTTTATTAATTTTTAGGTTTCAAAATATATTTCCCATCTTTCTCGATGTAAAGTTTTTCATCATATTTGTCGAAATTCTCTTTACCGTATCTCGCTAATTGCTTTGGTGTTAAATCAACCTTATCACCTGTGGTGAAAGTAACCCCGTCAATTAAAACCGATAACAAGTATACTCGTGGATGTTCCGGAGTACCTGTTTTTTTATGTTTCTTCGGGTCTTTTTTAATTATATAGGATTCTTTCTTTCCCGTATCTTCCTCAGGCAAAGTGATTTTTTTAGACACTACGAGCAAATCAATAACCTTATCAAGCTTATCAATAAGAGTATCTATTTGTTTTTCGTTAGCCATTTTATTTGTTATTTAAAGTTTAAAAAATTAAGCTGCTGCTGTTTTGATTGCTGTTATCCTTGAGGGAAATGCACAATCCATATCAACAAACATCTCAAGCCTGAATCCCATTTCGTTTTTTTGCCACATATGAACGGTTGTTTCACCGCTTACATAAGATGCTTGATCACTAAATGAAATATCCAATCCACCGTATTTTCCTACAAATAATTTCTTTAAGTTACCGAAATAACCAAAGTCAGTACTTGCAGAAGCACCGCTTACATAAGTTTGCATATAATCACTTACTATTACCGGGAATCCTAAAAGAGTTCTTCCGTTAATATCATTTAACGGAAATTCTCTTTGACCTGCTGTGTTTTCTTTTTGGAATAACTTAGCCCATACCGTTGGATGCCAGTACCATTTAGCACCTACCATATCACCACTTCTCATACCACCGATAACATCAAGTAAATCATTTACTGTCAGTCCTGCCATTTGTGTACCTGTTATCGTTGCATTGGTAGTTGAAATGTCTTGAAGTCCATTTATATTAGCATCGCCATTAAAAAGAATGTCATCAAATACTGCTCCGAACCATTCAGTTGCATATCTTCGTACCGTACTTGCAAAATCTAACGGAGAATACATTTCAAATTCCTTAGTGAAAGGAACTATACAAGCATACTTGATTAATGTTAAATCAATTTGTGTGAATGTAAAGTTCTGAATTGGTTTTGCTCCGTCCTCAGATACTTTCGCTGGTGTCGGGTGTCCCGTACTTGCTACAGTAGGAATCTGTTTTGTTTTACCCTTACCTTTAGCGAAATTAATCGGGGTTGTTTCAGAAAAGAATCTTCCCGTTTCTGACAAGTCATCAAAGATAGTTTGTAAGACCTGAGTTTCAAGAGTGTAATTACCTGCCGCATCTGTCAAAGTTGATTGAACAGCATTAAGATATTTATGGTCAGCCTCACTTGCTTTATTTAAAAACTTATTAGCCATACATTCAATATACCTACCAAAAGTATAATCGTTTCTATCTTCTTCTCTAACCTTGTTTATTTCACCCTCTTGCATTGCATTAAGACACATATAATCTTGTGTAGCACTTCCTTTTCCACTTAGCTTTAAAAGTGCATCGTTAAAAATTATATTAGACTTTTGCTGTTCTGCAAATTGGTTTTTAGAATCTTCCAAGAGTTTATTTATCTTATCTTCCCTCTCAATTATCTTCAGTTCTTCAGCAGTAGGAGTTGCTGTATCGTTCTCTTTCATCCGATTAAGAACTTCCGTTAATTTAGAAGATTCAATTTTACCATCTTCAACAAGGGGAGTAATTTCCTCTGTGAGTTTGGTAAAAACTTCGTTTTGTGTTTTCGTATCCATTATTATCGTTTTTTAGATTTATAATTATTTACCTGCAATCGCTATGAACTTAAACCCTTCCGAGTTGTTCACTAATTACGCCAGTAATTTCTTCTTTTACTATGAGTCTTAATTCTTTTCTCATAGTTGAAAGAATTGTATCATTATTTAAAATTATCTTATTTGAATCGTTAATATTGTTTGTTATATCTAATAATTTCGGTTTTAGTAATTCAGCATATTTCTTAATAGCTCCGTTTGTATATTCGTTTGCTTCTTTTAAAATGTCTTGTACCTTGTCATCTGGAGTGTTTTCAATTGTTGATTTTAATTCTGCGATTTCTGTTTTGAGTGTTTCAACTTCATCGCTGTTTTGTACTTGACTGGTTAAATGAATCTTCGATACGTGGTTTTTAAATATATCGCTTTTATAATCGTTTAAATGACTCATTAAATCAGTTACCGCTCCAGTGTCTTTTCCCATAAACACCGCACTATACTCAGGAGTCCAAAAGCTATTTACATATAAAATGTTATCCTTTTCTTCAAAAGCGTTTTTGTCAATCTTTCCATCCGTTTGAGTAAAAGCCCATCTTACACTCCAGTCAGTCCAATCCCCATTTTTATAAGCATGGTATAAATCAACTGCTAATTCATTACTCTTATTGAAAACAGTTTTTTCCTTTAAGCTGTTATTTGTTACAACAGTCCATTCGTTCCTCCCTAACATATATAAAAAAGAAATGCGGGGATCTGTTTCCTCTGCAAACCATAAACCATCCAATCCATGATTAAATAAAACCTTCGGACGTTTAGGGGCATAGTCATCTTTATATCCATTTAGGTTGAATTTCTGGTTTCCTAAATTGATTTCATCCGTTAAAGCATAGTGTACCAAAGATAATTCACTATCATTAGCTTCAATAAATGAATTAGTATAATTAGCTATTCCTTCTGAGTGTATGTTATTCTTCATCTTTTTCTTTTTCTGTTTCTCCTATCGGAGTAAAAAAGTCTTGTCTGTAAATTGAATCTGCTCTTTCATCTATAACGCTTTCATATCCGTCAAGGTCTCTTATTTCGTTATCAGTCCATTTACCTGACTCAGTGTAAGTCTTGATTGTTTTTAATTGTAATTCTCTATTTGTTTCAAATACGTATTCGTTATCAAATATAAACCTCTCTCCGTAAAGCCGTTTCCCAAAAGCTGTTATTTGTGGCTCAAAAAAAGTATCTGAGAAAGGTATTAATGTATTATAAGTAAAGTTCTCTAATGCTGATTTACTGTTAGCTAAATTGACATCTTCTGTAATTCCCATTATAGTTTTGTCAATTTCTAATATCGTACATATTTCATCCCGTATCGCTAATCGTGATTGCCTGTTATCCATTTCCATAGGTGAAAACTGGTTAGGGATGTATTTCATACCATCACCCAACATAGCTATCTTACCCGCATTCTCGGGGCTTGCCTGTTCCTGCTCCCATTGTTGCTGTTTGGATTTTTTAAACTCCTCTCCTACCTTTCCGGGTATTTGTAAAACTCCAGGTATCCTTGCATTATTAAGTAATAAACTTTTATTTTGTTTGCCTTGTAAATAATCTATATCAAGAGTGAAATTAAATTTACTAACCGGAGCAGTCCAAAGCAAAGGATTATCAAGATTAGGATATTTGAAAATTACTATGTCTTTCGGATAGAGTTTTTCAGAACTATTCCCGTGTGTATATTCGTAATAATCTATTAAAGTGTTTTGTGAATTAAAAACAGGTGTAACATACTTTGAAGATACGGGAACTATATCCATTAACCATTCACCCCCTATCGGTAAACTCAATGTAGGCATTCTCCATATCTGGAAGCCGTACATTTTCATTTGTGTATATAACCAGTAAAGCAAATCCTTGTAGGATTGTCCGTAAATGTTTAACCTTTTCGTAAGTTTTAAAAATGTGTGTGTTTCTATTTCAACTCTTTTTTTAAATTGTTCTCTGTAAACTGAAGGGTGTCCCTTAGCAAAGTTAATCGCTCCCTTGTGAATACAAGCATAGGCAAATGAACGGTAAGCGTCTTGATTCGCTGGGAGGTCGTATAAACTAAGTCCCGAAATCGGTTGCCACCATTGATCACGGTCTTGAACTGTGTTAAAGTGTCGCTGTAATTGGTTAGTCTCTCTATTTATCTGGTCGAATATATCCATTAATTAGTAAAGGCTGAATAAAACTTGTTGACTCTTTTTAAATCTTTTAAATGTAATACGAGCTTTTCGCTTTGAATTATATTCTTTTTTCGTTCAATTAAAAACTTTTTATGAAATAAATAAGAAGTGGATATAGCAATAAATAAACCTATTACTATACCGATATAGTATGCAGCTAATATATATAAATATATTTCCACATACAAAAATAACTGCAAAAGGTTATATATTGAAAGGTATTATTTTTTTTGTTTATTGAAGAGCCGGTAGGTAAAGCGAACTGCTTTATATTTATGTAGGTTAATGAACTTCGAGACCTTGCGTCTACGTAGTACCTTTAACAAGTCATATTCCCGTTTTGTCATTTTATATACTTTATGACCGTACCAGTAGTATTGTTCATAATAATATTTGTTTTTCACTTTTATTTTATATTACTGCTACTCCTACACCCACCCTATATCATAGGAGGGTTGTTTAGTGTGTGTATATCTTGCATATCTAAAAGCATCGCATAAGTGGTCATTAAATTTAACAGGGTCATCTTTTAAAATTACTCCGTCTTTGTTTACTTTCCATTTATAGCATTTGATTTCTTTTTCTAAGTTAGCACCTTGAATAAACATTCTTTTCCTTTGACAGAACTCTATACCATCCGAAACAGATTTATCGGAAGGGTGTATATTATATCCCGCTTGTGATATTTCTTCTATCTTGCCAGGCTCAGCACTATCTCCATAAATGTAATCTGATTTATTAACTTTTAAATTTTCAAGTTCAGTAATTATCATCGGGGTTGTTAGGTGTGTTCTGTATAACATTTCTGTCATATAAGGAAGCGTATCGCATAAATCAATTTTAACTAAGGCGGTAGGGTTTGTATAACCAAAGTCTAATCCGTAAAAAGTTTCATCTATTTTCTGTGAGAGTTCTTTAAATACACCCCAGTTAGAATAAATCAACTCTTTAGCTTTTCCTCTCAGTCCCAATCCGTACACTTCCCAATAGTCAGGGTCAGCAACCTCTAATCTTTCAATCTCGTCTATGATTTCCTTTTCTAAGAATTTATTATCTTTGTAGGTTGAGTGGATTAATTCGCAGTCATCTCTTGGTATTACTTTGTCATATATCCAGCTAAATTCTTCTGAGGGGTTGTAGTCTAAGAAAACCTCTCCCGTTGTTCTCATTATTAACTGCATCCAATCTTCTAAACTTATTTCATTGGCTTCGTTGACAAAAAGTCTTTTACGCTTAGAG